ACGGAGAAAATATTATCATGAATTTTAATTTGTGGTTTCAAATTGTAGAGCTACGAGATATATGGGACGAAGCTATTTTGGAACTCAAATCCAAAAACAAACTAAATGAATCCAAACTCTTATCCTCTAATAAAGAACTTTGGAATGACGAATTTAATAAGGCATTAGGAACTTTCGGCATGGATTGGGTCTCGCATGCCAATCAGACAGCAGAGATCTGGTTTAAAAACAATTGGCCCAGTGGATATAGTAAATACTACGAAGCCAAGGACACTATCTTTACGGAAGCCCTGTCTTCGGCTCTGTCATGCATGACAGTTGGGTGGATTCTTAGCCGAGGAATAGAAAAAGGTGAAGACGACGCCAAACTTGTCAAGTGTAGGAAGACAAAGGACAAGTTGAAGGAAATTTTAGGAAAACCCGAAAACGAAAAAATTGCATGGTTCAAAAAAATTATTGAAAGGCGGGTTAAAGCCACAAGTGATGCCTACAAAGATAAAAATAGACTAATTCGGCGAGCACCAAAAGACACGAAGTTTGACCCAATTTACCAACATATTGATCCCAGAAAACCCCAAACCATGCATGCGACCAGTGACTTTCGACTTCCATTGAGTGACGAAGAAGGTTCCAAATTAAGGGACATAACATTGAGTGACGAAGAGGTTACCAAATTAAGGGACACAATTATAAATATTATTAAGGATAAGCAGGCCAAGAGCCCTCATCCCACGGCCCCCATCTGGGACCGTACTTTAAAAGCATACGAAACACTTTATAAAAATAAGTGGGGGCCGGAAAATAATACCGTAAAAGCTGCACTAGGTTATACCATCGATGACAACACAGCGTCCAAAATCCTTCGTATGCTAAGTAATGCAAGCGATGAAGCCAAGGAACAGTTGGGCATTTCACAAGAAAGGTCGCCGAGGCATTCCCGAATAAAAAGACCCGGAGCAGGTAAAAGAGCAATCGGAGGATAGTAATGTTGAGAAATCAGGATGGAACACCCTATACGCTGGCGGGCAGCATTCAGCAGTTTAATCTTGATAGTCCCGAACATGATTTGTTTAACGATTGGGATCAAGAATCTATCAAGCGGGGCGGCTCCCCTTTGTATTATTACGAGGTTTTAATTCAACCACAAACTGTTGATCCGCTTTATTTGGAAGATCGTGGAAAATTATTTTCCAATAATCCGGTCATGTTATGGTGTAATTATGAGCCAATACCTTCACAAAATGAATTAACTCGATTTGGTATCGATGCACCAGACGAAATGAAGTTTGAAGTAAATTATCGTATGACCCTTAAAACTATAGGGCATCCACCCAAAATTGGTTCAAGATTGTTTACTCCGCACCTTCGAGAAAATTGGGAAGTAGTTCAAAGGAATTTGGGAGAATTCAAAATGTGGGGGGCATTAAGACTAGAATTGATATGCCGTCGATTCCAAGAAAGTGTTACCACAGGCGAAGGCAAAGTTACACAAAAACAACCCGATTCAAAAATAAAAATTGTGTAATATATATAAAAAAGGGGAAAACAGAATGTCATCTTTTTACGAATTTTATAAAAAATTAAGTCAGGAACGGCGTATTCATGAAAATACACCCGGCGCTCCTGCAACACCCGCTCCTGCTACTGGACAAGCACAAGGTACGGCTCCACCCGCCAATGATAAAGCTTTAGAAGGAATTATGAAATTTTGGCCAGATATTCTAAAATTAGTGCCAAGAATTCGAGATCCTAAATTGAAAAAAGCATTTGAAGAATTAGTAAAGAACTATCCGCAGTTGTCGGGACAGCCAGCGGCGGCACCTAAACAAGCGGGCCAGCAACCGCCCCAACCTCAAGCGGGCCAGCAACCGCCCCAACCTCAAGCGGGCCAGCAGCCAGCACCAGCGGGCCAGCAACCGCCCCAACCTCAAGCGGGTCAGCAACCGCCACAGCCTCAAAAATAAATTTAGGCGGTTGATATAAATTTATCATATGAATATTAAAGAAAAGGCGAAACGGAATCTTAGGCTTGGGTAATGGAAGTATAAAAATAATAAAAGGATTTATCTTTAGATTCCGTTTCGTCAACTTGGTATAAAGTTTAATCTTCATATTTCTTTTTTCGCACTATAAATTTGTTCTGAATTTTGGGGGCATTATTTTTTTCAAATCCATCCAAAAACTCATTAACCCCTTCTTTGCCTTTTTTCAAATAAATGCCCTTTAGTATTTGGTATTTATGATCAAAATCTTGTCCGTGGCTAGTTTTAACGCTTTTTGAGATTTTTTTGGCATGTTGAGTAATTTGCCAATCTATTTTTTTTCGCTCTTCAACCTCTTCAGGCGTCATTTCCTTTATGTCGTAAGAGACTTTTCTTGGCAATATCAATACTTGAGCGTAAGGCTCATTTTTTCTGAAAATATACGTTTGGCCCGGTCGTGGATATTTAAATGCAACGAAAAATATTTTGGTCCACCATTGAGGCTGAATATGTCCCGGCATTGCGGCAGGAACAGTCCAAGTATCATCCGTATAAAAGCGTGGATGAGGCTCAATTCGCAAAATATATCCTTCGGGCACATCTATGTCAAGGCAAGAGGTCATTCCAAAGTAACCGGGCGAAAAAGACTTAAATGGCGGAAGTGGGATATTGAAAGGAGCAACTTTCTTCAATTCTTCTGTAAAATCGCCTTCAAAGCGAACTTGCCCGTCAACAACACGAATATGACATTCGGTATCAAATGGATAAGTTAATTCCAATCCATAAGTATTACCCTCAGTAAATGGGGGACACTGCCATGGTTGAATTTTCCCAGCTTCCATTGGAGAGTGATCTTGGCCAGCCCAGCCCGGAATTTGCAATTTGATAGGCTTCGGCGGATTACTTTGATACCAAGTGCGGTATTTTACTCTTATAAAATCGGACATTTTTTATGTTCTCCTACATATCTATTTTAGGCAGATAATTATAAATGAGCAACGAAATTAATCATAATCAAAAATCATTGAATGAATGCGAAGTTGGGTTCCAATCGGTCCCCAATCTTGATCCTCCACCGCCATACTGCGAGCACGATCCAGACTCAATGAACAAACGGGCTGTAAATGATCAGTCTCTCAATTGGCTCAAAGATACAACAAACAAGAAGATTGGTCTAGGCAGTCAAGCTCTTTGCGATCCGATGCAAAAGGGTCATGTCATCAACGATGGGACCGACCGAAACACAATTTATCGTTATTCCAAATCTAAAAGAGCGTGTGATGAAGCAATGCAAGACCTGTTTAGAGATTTGGTAGTAATTGATGAAGACGGCAAAGCCCACCCTATTCCAATTATTTGGGGAACACAGGAAAAAGCAGTAGCTGCCATTTTGTTGGACAACGTAAGAAAAGATGAAACACTTGTAGTGGATCGAATTCGATTGCCAATGTTGGCGATCATCGACTCAGATATTCAAATGAATCTTGATAGATACGTTTATCACAAGGCTTTAGATTACATGAATCATCTTCGCCCTGATAATAAACCGGGCTTTACGATCAATGAAAAGTATGATCGTGACACGATTTTCGGGGTTGCAAAAGGCATTCCCGTAGATATTGGCTATACGCTGACGGCTTGGACTTTATACGTCGAAGATATGAATCAAATATTGGAACAAATTATCACAAAATTTAGCCAAACTGCATACATACGAGTGTCAGGCGTGCCTTACGAGGTTATTGTCAAGCTGGAGTCTATAGCCAATAATGGCGATTATGAACCAGGAGATCAAGCAGTTAGAGTAATAAAATATGAATTTAATCTAACGGCACAAACATATATACCTCAACCTATACAAAGAAAGAAGGCGGTTCTCAAGACTCGCATCGAATTTGTAGATGGTTTGAAAGATGAAGAAATAACTGAGGTTTTGGCGAGATTGGAAGAATCCATTAAGGAGTTAGAATGTTAGAGATTAAAAACAAGAACAGATTTCCAGTTCAGCTAATTATTAGATCAAGAAAAGCCCCTCGAGCCTTCACCGTATTAAACGTGCCAGGGATTGGTTCACAAAAAAATATTTATTACTTAGAAGATGAAAGGGCAACTGACTATATAGATAGAGCAGAAAAATCAGGATTGATTTCCGTAAAACAAGTACCAAATAAATAAGTTATGAAAGGGAGAATAAGACTATGGCGATTTTAAAGGGATTCCCACCTTCTAACACAATTAGCCCAAGTGTTAGAATTACAGAAAAAGATTTGAGCTTTATTGCTCCTGAACAGACGTTTCACAGAGCGGCTTTAGTTGGCTTTGCAAGCAAAGGTCCGGTTAATTTGCCAACAGTTATATCGACCAGCCGTCAGTTGCATACTGTTTTCGGTTATCCACATCCAGATGTAGGTGATCCATACTTGCTTTATGCCGCCGAGCAGTATTTGCTTGTTGCAAATGAGTTGTATGTCGTTCGTGTTGCGGACGTTGATGCGGTAAGCGATGAAGTTGCAACAACTGCAACGGTTGATGTCGTCGCAGCAGGCGATCTAGTCGAAATCGAATCAAGCACTGACACCCCAAGCATGAATTTCGGAGACGACTCCTTCTTCCGTTGGAGACTCAACGGAACTCTGTCTTCCAAAACTCTTGTAGTCCTCGGTAGTGAAGACGAACGTGACGTCAATGCACTTGTTGAAGAACTCAACGAACAACTCGACTCTGAAAATGACGGAATTGAATTCTATAATGCGGGTGACGACAAGCTTGGAGTAAGAACTGTTTGGGCTTATGGCCCTGAAGCCGAACTCGAACTTGTATCGGTTCAAAATGCAATTTACGGTGGAGCAGTAGCAGATGGCAACCAAACTGGTTTGGGCACAGGCATGACGCAAGCATCCGTTCTAGGGACAACGACCAAATACCCTTCGGGAGGCGGCGACCTTGAGTTTGACATAGGTGCAAATTTCAATCTACAAATCGTAGTAGATGG